GCCGATTCGGTTCCCGCGGCGCGCTTCTGCATGGTGTTCCGCGTGAAGTCGCCGCGATTGTATTTGTAATAGACATCGGAACGCTGCGGGACGGGCAGAATCGGGAACACCTTGTCTGCGACAAAGGCATCGTCCATCTGCTCGTAAGAGAGCGTCAAGTTGGTCAACGGGACGTTGACATGGACATCGCTAATCGTCGGTTGGGGCATAAGCTCTCCTTATGAGAAGACGGCGTTGGACCGCAGAATCTCGACGGTGATGTAAGTCACCGCAGTTCCTCCGGACGCGATTGCCTGAAGGGCCTTCGCCACGGCGGTGCCGCTCGTGACGGGCGTAAAGGTTCCCCCGGCATCGACCTGGAGGAGCTGACCGATGGTGACGGCCACTCCAGCGGTGATCGCCGCTTTGCTGTATCCGTCCCTACAGAACTGCGCCGCTTCGGCCGCCTTGGGCTTCGTCTGCAAAATCCCATCCATGTTTTTCCCAGCCGCGGCGATTGTCAGGTTGGCATTGGCGTCGTAAGAGCAGGCGTAAAACTGATTAGCGGAAAGATCCGCGGCGGCAGGCGCCGTAAAAGTATCTTGGACAGCTTCAAAAGCCATGGTTCCCCCTTCTTATCTCCCGGCAGCATCGGCCACGTTGGTCTTGAGCAGCAGCTCCGTGGAGCCGCTTTCCGGCGCGAGTAAGCGCTGGATGTGTTCCGAATACGCCTTCGCCATCGACGTTCCCGGACCCGCTGCGGTCGCATCCAGCTTTTCTTGCATGTAAGCCGCGTATGCACCCGGATTGGCCCTCAACATCTGTTCATAGGCTTGGCCGATAGAGATGCCTTTGTTCGCAGACAGATTTTTCGCAGTACTCATCATCTGCTGGAGAGCCGTAGTTTTGACGGGCGCAAAGCCGTTGGTGCTACGCTCCGGCGTATTGTCAGCATCAGCGCGCACGCTTCCCAAGATCTTGATGACCCGCGCCACGGAATATCCACGCTGGACAAAATCCAGAGCCCTCTCCGGACACTTGGCGAGGCTACAGAGCTGCATGATGCGCACGGCTTCCGCGCTCCGACTCTTCTTGTCGTCCTTCTCGTCGTCGTCCTCGTCGTCGCCGTCGTCGGAATCGTCATCCGAATCATCGTCGGGATCTTTGTCCTTCGCCTTTTTCATGTAGTGATCGCCCTTCCGGCCCTTCTTCGCTTCCGCTCGTTGGCTCCGGCGTTTGTCCTTATCGTCATCCACGTCATCCTCGTCGTCGGGCTCGCTCGTGGTAGCGTCGGCGGCGCGCTTGCCCTCGTCCTCCTCGGCGTCCTCCGCTTCCGCATCCGCGGCCTCGGCCTCCTTAGCGAGCTTGCGCAACAGTTCCTCATCCGCGCTAGCGGTCGACCGGCTTTTCGCAGGCATAGTATCGTCTCCTTCCTGGAATGAATACTCCGCCAGCAAACCGGGATCGGATTCCGATAAAGCGGAGATGTGATCGTGCAGGTTACGCGCGTCGGCAGGGGAAATCAGGCCGAGCGCCAGGCGCGCGCCGATATACTCCCGGTACGCCTTAAGCGGCGATGGAGTCTCTCCCGCGTCTTTTTGATGGCGCGAAAGGTGATTGTAGATCCCGCGCCGCTCGCCGGACGTATAGGTGGAGCGACCCTGCCCGCCGCGCCCGCCGTTCAGAATGCCAATTCCCGACGAGCACGCCGTCAGGCTGGCTACACCAACGGTTCCGTTAGGAGCAACTTGATGGTGAATGAAAGTGTAGGCGCTCTTCGTGCCCGGATCCATATCGGCATCGCGGTAAGCATGCGCCTTCGAGTAATAGGCCTTGGTTCCTTTCGCGTTCAACCGTCTGCGATTTTGGGAAGCTGACCAAGGCTGACGGACGGTGAGAGTCTTCTGATAGGGAATCGCCGGCATTGGCTTCAGATCTCGCGAGGCCCTTAAAACATTTTGCGTCGTCTTTGTCGGGAGGATGATACCACTTTTTTCAAGAATCGCTTGATACGCATCCGCGAAACACCCAACGTCATCGGCGAGGAGCGGCAACGCGGTCTGCGCGTTAAACACTCCTGCCTGGGTATCGATGATGGATTGAACCGCCACGCCCCGGTCGCGAGCCACCGCGTCCACGAACATCCCATACTGGCGGTCTGTTTCACTCTGAGCATCCCGCTTCGCGCTCGCCGAGAGCGCCTCATGCGGATTGCCGTCGATCTTTTTTTCGCCCGCGTAGACGTAGGTGAATTTGAGGCCTGCATTCTTGTCCGCTCCCGATTGATCGACATGGCAGGAAAACACGCCGATGGAGCCTACCGCGCCTGTCCGCGTAATGAAGATCCGATCCGCCGCCGAGGCGATGATATACGCGGCCGATAGCGCAGCGTTATTCGCGATGGCGTAAATCGGTTTCGAGCCGCGGAGCGAATAGATGCGGTCCGCGAGATCGAACATCCCATGCGTTTCGCCGCCCGGCGAATTGACGTCGAGTAGAATCCCGCGCACTTCCGGGTCCGCTATCGATGCTTCGATCTGACGGCCGATACAGGCGTAAGATACCAGTCCCGAAGTCGCATCCGCCCAGGAGGACTTCTCGACGAGAGTCCCGCAGATTCGGATGATGCTGATGCCGTCTCCGGTAACGCAGTACCCTTCGTCGGTTTTCCGCGCACCGTTCGGAATCTCATCCCCCGCGGCGCGCGCCTCGGTAAACGCCGCCAGTTCTTCAGCCGTCGGCGGCTCGACAGGGAGATTCTCTTGCGCAGGAAACAGCCGATGGCTGATCGCGCGCAGGATAATGTCGAACTTCTTTTCAGCGATGGCGAGCGGAGTGTAGAAGACTCGCTGCGCAAGATGGAGTAAGGGCGCAGCCATGGGAGAGGATAACGCCCTGTGCTCCACTTTCGTCATGTACGAACCGCCGAGATGCGGAACCTTGATACCTGGAATTAGAACATACGCGCCGGAAATGTTTCAAGGCAGTTTTTGAATTATCAATTGGATCTTCTAGCTGATGTCCAGGGGTGAGTAAAGGTGAGTAAGGGGTGAGTAAAGGTGAGTAAAGGTGAGTGCCCATTTCTTGAGCTTCTATGCGGAAGGACCGCTAGTACACCACTTTCACGTTGCCCGCGCCGTCCCGAATTTTATTGAACGCGCTGCGGCGGGCGACGAGCGTTCGCGGGCGGCGGCGCACTCACGGCGGGAAGTTGATCGCCCGCTTCCGGCTCCGGCCCTACCTGCACATCCGGCGTAACTTCGCCGCGCAAGAACGTCTGATTCGGATCGGAGTCGTAAACCAGACCCGCTTCCTTGGCGCTGCTGCGCTCCTGGGCCGATTGCTCGTCCACGACGGAGGGATCGAGGCCGCGCGAGCGCACCACCATCGAGCGCGAAATGAATCCGTTGCGGACGTCCATTTGTGCAGCCTGCGCTTCCTTGAGCGGATCGACCCACTCCCATCCCGGCGGCACCCAGTTGACTTGCTGGTAGGGATACGGGTCCTGGAAATAACCGGGAAGATCGAGCTTACCGGCGAGAACCGCCTCGTCCATCCAGCGGCGCATGATCGGCTCGCAGCCTTGCTGAATCAGTACGTGATATTGATACTGCTCGCAGGCGCGGCGGAATTCGAGCATTCCCGCGCGGATGGAGGAGTAGTTCACGCCTTGCAGATCTCCGGTGACTTGCTCGTAGGTCAGTCCGACGCCGGTCGCGAATTTATGCAGCTCAGTCCGCATGAAAGCCGCGAAGTCAGTTTCAGAAGGAAGCTGCGGAAACGTGATGTCCTCGCCGGGCAATAGCTCCTGCATGGTTCCCGCCTCGAGCTTCGCGGTGGCGGTGCCGGGGTCGGGGAACTCGATGGCTGGACTCACAGCGGGATTTTCCGCTGGCGGCTCCGTTGCGGCGGGATCGGGAGGGAGTAACTCGATTTCGGGGGCGGGCTTCTTGATGAATCCGGCGAACATCGCGGAGATCTTTTTCTTCACTAAGGCGGCGTCGGTGTATTGCTCCAGCTCGTAGAGCAGCGCGAGCACCGAAGTCATGCGCGGTTCGCCGCGGAGTTGCCCCGCGCGGATGAATTTGTAAACGTGGCGGATCTCCTCCGCAGGGATTCGCACGTAGACGTAAGCATCCGGATAGTACATCGACTCGCCGGGATGGTCCCTGTAGAAGCGATAGGCGACGCGCCGTCCTTGCTGATCGAACTCGATGCCGCTCCGCAGCGCGTGGCCGTTTTCCATCTGGACGACGTTCAGGAAAATCGGAAGCTGCTCGCCTTCGAGGAGCTGGAGCTGGAGCGGGATGTAGAGATTGTCCGACGGCGGCCGCAAGCGGTAACGAACGAAGATCTCGCCGGCCTCGAAGATCTCCCGCGCCATGACCGCCTGCAATCCGTAGAAGTCGAGCTGACCCATCCAATCTGCATCGCGCACCCAGCGGCTCCAGGCGGCTTGAATCTGCTCGCGGACGTTTCGATCCTTGTGGGTCCAGTGCGGCTGAATGCCGGTCCCGACTACGTTCGATTCGAAGTGATCGATGGCGGAAGCTGCCCACGGGTTGTTGCGGATCGCGTCGCGCGAGCGAGCGCGCAGGTTTTCGAGGTTCGACCAGAGCAGCGTGTTCTGTCCGATGCGGGTCGCATTCCATGCCGTCGCGCGCCGTCCGGTTGAGCCCGCGTCGTAGGGATAGCCCGCGAGCGCTTTCCGATTGGAGAGCGCGGGCGTTCCGGCGCCAGGGCGTATTGGCGGCGCTTCGGTCAGCCGCGAGAGGTTAACGAAAATGTTGCGGATCCGGCCCACGCTCACCAGCCCTTGTCTGTGTAGATCCGGCGCTGCCGCGTCAGCAGTTGGGAATTTGCAGCGGCGATTTGCTCGGAGGCGAAGTTGCGCGCCAGGATGAGGTCTTGCATCGATGCATAGGTGACCTCCCGGTCCGCGAAGCGTACTTGCCGCGTGCCGCTCTTGATCGCGTCATCGAGCGCATCAAGATCCGTCTGACTCCAAGCCATTCGCGCTTATTGTAGCCAAGATCGTGAAAGCGACGTTCCTCCCCCTGGAGCTAACCCCGCCCTCTAAACCAAAGTCTCGGGCGCGCACCGGGAGCTTGCCCGCCTGTGACGCCGCTTCGAGCGCGAGGTGTAAACAGACGGTGGAATCGTTCCCGCCCGAAAAGCTTACGACGACAGTGTCGAGGCGCTGATACAGTATCCGGAACCGCTCTCGCGCTGCCGCGAGCACATCCCAATCCATCCATGTCTTTTCGAGGCCTTTCATCAGCGTGGGTGCCCGCTGCATGTCGCGGCTTTATAAAAGTCAGCGACAGAAGTGTGGAATTCAGTTAGCTGCTTGGCGCTCACGCCGCCGATTATGGTCCGGTTAATCATCGGATGGTCCTGATCGGTGGGGCCGAAATCCGAATCCGGATGGTAAGCCAGCACTCGCATATCGTTCGCGTCCGTGCGGAACTTATGGAGTCCGTCGGGATGGATGCAAAAGATCATTCCCGGCTCTAGCGGCGTCTCGCCCTCTTGTGTGATGCAAACGCCGCTCCCGCTCAAGATCATGTCGATCCGCTCGCTGGGATGCGTGTGCGCAGTCTGGTCGATTCCAGGCGGGAA